ACCATGACCTGAAGTGCGTCGGTGCCGGGACGATGATCTGGATGGCCGACGGCAGCCGGCGCGCGATCGAGACGATCGCAGTCGGCGATTTTGTCGACACGCTGGAAGGCCCGCGGCGCGTCAGTCGCACAATGGCTTTTCGCAAGCGAGCGGTCAGAATATCCTGCTTGTCGGGAAATCAAATTCAGAGCGCCGACCATCAGATTCTTACTGCCAGGGGGTGGCTCTCGGTTGACCAGCATCAGAGCGTTTTTTCTTCGCCCACTTCACACCGTGGCGCTCGCAGATTCGAAGGATTGTTCGCGTCGACATGTTCAAGCGATCTGCGATCTCATGGATGCCGACGTCTCGCCGCGGCGCTGCATCAAGGATTTGCTCGGTATCTCGCGGATTGTCGATCTGCGTGGGCGAGGTGCGTTGGTGAGGCGCGCATAGTTCTGGAAAACGCAGTCGCAGAGTATTGTGCGAACAACCCAAAGATTTGGCGGCTGGTTTTATCGCTCCGTGCATCAACAGCGCGGCTTCTACCTCAGCGCGGTCGAGCGGGATTTGCAGGAGGTTTCTCAACTCAGCCGCATGATGCTGGCGATGGCTTTTCACCGTCATCACTTCGAGATTTTCAGGGCGATTATCATGGCGGATGTTGTTTTTATGATGAACGATTTCGCCCTTCTGAAGTGAACGGCCAACCAGATCTTCTCCCACAAGGCGATGTTGCGCTACAAAGCCTAGTCGGTTTGCTAGTGGATGATCCCCTACGTACTCAAGCACGTAGCCCCCACGAGTGGTTGTGGGTCCACCCCTATACGAGGGAAACACGTCGAACTGCCTATCGGCGACATGCTGAACTTTTGGGCTATTGCGATGTTGGGGTGCAGACACTTTATGACCTCACTGTCGAAGACGCCAACCACTACATCAGCGAGGCAGGGTTCGTCAACAGAAATTGTTATGACGAGGCCACGCAGATGCGCGAGTATGACGTGCGCTACACGATGGGCTGGAACCGCTCCGAAGACCCGAATCAACGATGCCGCACGCTCATCACCTTCAACCCGCCGACCACGGCCGAGGGCAGGTGGGTCATCCGCTTTTTCGCGCCGTGGCTGGATCGCACCCACCCCCGGCCCGCACGCGACGGCGAGCTGCGCTGGTTCACGACGATCGACGGCGACGAGGATTACGAGGTGCCGGACGAACGGCCGTTCGTGCGCGACCCCGAGACCGGCGCGTTCGACTACGACTTCGACCCCCAAGACTATCTCGGGCCGAAGGCGACGCAGGTCATCCGACCCAAGTCCCGCACCTTCGTCACCGCGCGCGTCACCGACAACCCCTATTACATGGCGACGGGCTACGTGGCGCAACTCCAGTCGCTGCCCGAGCCGCTGCGCAGCCAGATGCTGAACGGCGACTTCCTCGCCGGTGTCGAGGACGATGCCTGGCAGGTCATCCCGACGGCCTGGGTCGAGGCCGCCCAGCAAAGATGGATCGAGCTCGTCGCGAAGGCCGACTTCAAGCGCGGGCCGCAGGACAGCCTCGGCGTCGACGCGGCGCGCGGCGGCAACATGGGCGGCACCACCGGTGCGGTCGGCAAGGACAAGATGGTCATAAGCCCGCGCTACGGCACGTTCTTCGATACCCAAATCGTCATCCCCGGCGTCGACGTGAACACCGGGAACCTCGCGGCCGGGCAGGTCATCATGCAGCGGCGTGACGCAGCGCCGGTGCATCTCGACGTCGCCGCGATCGGCGCCAGCGTGCTCGACTCCCTGCGCGAGAACCACGTCCACACGATCGCGATCAACTCGACGGCGACGTCATTCGGCATTGCCCGCGGCACGGGGCTGCGGTTCGCCAACCTGCGCGCCGAGCTGCACATTCGCATGAAGGAGGCGCTGGATCCGTCCGTGCCCGATGCTGAGCGGATCGCGCTGCCGCCCGACCCGGAGCTGCTCGCCGACCTGACCGCGCCGCGCTGGACGCTGCGCACCAACGGCATCCAGATCGAGGAGAAGAAGGAGATCAAGAAGCGGATCGGGCGAAGCCCTGACAAGGGCGAGGCCGCGATCTATGCTTTGATCTCGACGCCCAAGCGCGTGCTGACCCTCGGCGGGCTGGCGGGATTGCCACAGGGCGCCGGTTCGTCGTATGAGGAAAAACGTCTCAAGGAGCTTGAGGGCAATTGAAGGAGAAGCGATCGTGGCGAAGGATGCAGTTCCGTTCACCAACCTGAACGTCAACAAGGCCCGCAATGGCTATATCGTCAACGTCGACGGCCGGCAGTATGTCGCGACCGACGCCGCAACCATCGGGTCGCTCGTCGCCGACATCCTGAGCGGCAAGGAAGCCGAGAGCGCCTGATCGGAGTAGAAGCGATGCCCGAGCCGAAGGACGTCGAGCTGCACCCTCTCGATCCCGACAAGGAGTATCTCGACGTCTCCGAGCTGCTCCAGCAATTGTGCGTCACCGTTCGTGACCAGCAGGCGACCATAGACACGTTCGCGACTAATCAGCTCAGCATGGCGAAGGCGATCGGCGCGCTGCGCGACCGCATCGCCGCGCTGGAGAGCCCGCCGCGCAAGCTCGGCCTCATCCTGCCGGATCGGCTGAACTGAGGTGTGTGCGCCCAAGCCGCCAGCCATTGCGCCAATCCCCGATCGCCAGGCCGCGCGATTGCCCGACCAGGGCGACCCGGCGGTGCGCGAGGCCCAGCGCCGTAAGCGCTTCGCCACGCAGGCGATGACGATCCAGACGCAATCGACCCTCGGCGCGCCGGCCGTCACTGGCAATCCGAACGTGCTGGGCGTTTAGATGCCCTACGACAGCACCACCGCCACCATAAAATCCTTCACGATCCGCGAGCGCTCGGAGCAGCGCGTCGAGAGCATGAAGGCGATCCGCAAGCCTTACGAGCCGGACTATCAGGAGATCGCCCGGCTCACGCTCCCGAGCCGCTCGCCGTTTCTCACCCCCTCGGCGCAGGGCCTTAAGCGCCGGGCCAACACCTCGAAGCAGGACACCGCCGGCCGGATCGCCGGCAGAACGCTCGTCAATGGCATGTCGACCGGCCTTTCGTCCAACGCGCGGCCGTGGTTCAAATTCTCGACAGGCGATCCCGATCTCGATGGCTACGCGCCGGTCAAGGAATGGCTCTACGAGCAGGAGGTCGACACCTACGCGATCTGCGCGCAGACCAATTATTACGACGCGAACAAGGTCGCCTATGCCCAGCTCGGGCACATGGGCACCGCGGTCAACGTCGGCGTCGAGCACGACCGCTATCTCGCCGTCTGGCATCCGCTCGAGGCGATGGAATATTACATCTCGCAGGACGAGGGCCTGCGCGTCGACGGCCTTGCCCGGCTAGTCGTGCTCACCGTCCAGCAGATGTGCGCGATGTTCGATTGGGCCAAGCTCTCCGACCCGGTCAAGCGCGCCTACAACATGGGCCGCGTCCATGAGCTCGTCCGCTGCTGGAACCTGATCGAGTATAACAAGGACCGCGACGGCGATTATTGGGACTACGGCAACAAGCCGTGGCGCTCGATCTGGTGGGAGGAGGCCGGCACCTCGAAGAAGGACGAGGATCTGCTGCGCGTCTCCGGCTACGACACCAAGCCGTTCTCGGCCCCTCGTTGGGAAACGACAGGAGGACAAGTCTATTCCGACACGGCGCCGGCGTTCGACGCGCTGCCTGACCTGCGCGAGCTGGAGCTGATGGCCCGGCGCTACGGGCGCGGCATGGACAATCTCGTCAAGCCCGCGCTCGTCATCGCCGCCTCGCTCCAGCAGACCGCGCTCAGCCTCGATCCCGGCTCTATGAACTTCGTCAACGACCTGCAAGGCGGTGCGCGGCCGATCCTGACGCCCGATCCGAACGTGCTGCCGGCGATCGAGAAGGGCCGCGACTACCTGACCCGGCGCGTCAACCAGCTCTTCTACGCCGACCTGTGGATGGCGATCACCGACATGGAGGGCGTGCAGCCGCGCAACGAGCAGGAGCTGCTCTATCGCAACGAGGAGAAGCTGACCCAGCTCGGGCCGGTCGTCGACCGGGTGAACATCGAGAAATTAGAGGTCGACATCGACCGCATCTACACGATCCGCAAGAATCTCGGCCGGGTGCGCCCGGCGCCGCCGGAGATGGAAGGGCATGCGCTCAACATCAACTTCGTGTCGATCCTCGCCCAGGCGCAGAAGGCCGCGGCGAACACGCAGATCGAGCGTGCCGCGCGCTTCGTCGGCTTCGTCGCCGGCCTCTATCCCGACGCCGCGCTGAAGTTCGACGCCGAGCAGGCGATCGACGAGTTCGCGCAGAATGCCGGCACAACGCCCAAGATCATCCGCTCGGACGAGGTCGTCGCGCAGATGAAGGCCAAGATCGACCAGCAGAAGCAGATGCAAGCGATGGTCGCGGCCGCGCCCGCCGCGCGCGACGCCGCGCAGGCGGCGCAGCTCGCCAGCCAGACGCGCACCGGTCCCGACACGTCGATGCTTGATCAGTTGATGGGCCAGTGACGAGCGATCGCGAAACCGCGCTGAAATTCGCCGCGATCCTCTGGCTCGTCATGCTTGCCGCCATTGCGGTCCTCGCCGTCGTGCTGCGGATCGTGCATGGCTGAGACCCGGATGACGCGCGAGCAGCGCGCCGCGCTCGACATAGAGAAGCTGATGCTTCTCCCCGAGTTCAAAAGATTCCTGTATACAATTTTTGAAAGCGCTCATATATTCTCGGGCATCTACGGCGACGCCGGCCGTCACCTCGCCTTTGGCGAAGGACGCAGGAGCCTGGGATACGACATTCTTCGGACGGTCGAACGCACTCGGCCTGATGCCCTTTTGGCAATTCTCACCGAAGAAACGAAAACCCAGATGGAGGCTCCCCGTGGCAGACGAAAATACGACCGACACTCAGAACTCGACGACGGACCAGGCGGATCAGAGCCAGGCCGCAAGCCCGGCGACGGACTCGTCTACCTCGACTACGACGGAGCAGGCGGTTCCGACGGAGAAGCAGGCTGAGACGATCCTCGGCACGGCCGCCGACGACGACGAGAAGACCGACACCGGCGAGAAGGCCGACGAGAAGACCGACGCCAAGGGCGAAGACGAGAAGGAAGCCGAGCCCAACGCGCTGCTCGGCGCGCCCGAGGGCGATTACGAGATCACCGGCCTGCCCGAAGGCACCGAGGTCGACAAGGTAGCGCTCGACGCGCTGACGCCGATCGCCAAGGAGATTGGTCTTTCCTCGCTCGGCATGTCGAAGCTCGCTGGCGTTTACACCGAATCCATTCTTCCGCACGTCATGGACACCGTCGTCAAGGACGTGCAGGGCCAGGCCGCGGCGCAGGCGAAGACCTGGGACGCCGAGACGCGCCTCGCCATCGAGGGCGGCAAGGACGAGAAGGGCAACAGGATCGAGCCGTCGCCCGCGTTCGACGGCAAGCCGTTCGCCGAGGTCCGCGCCGTCGCCGCCAAGGCGATCGACCGACTCGCCGGCGAGCAGGGCAAGGATCTTCGCGAGTTCCTCGAGGCCAGCGGCCTCGGCAACAATCTGGCGCTCGTTCGCTTCGCCTACACGGCGGGCAAGGCAATCAAGGAAGACGACTTCGTCCGCGCCGATGCGTCCAGCAAGGCCGGCCCGCAGACAATGGCGGAAGTCCTCTACGGCAAATCAGAATAAGGAGACGACAGCATGGCCGTTCAAGCATCAGGCGTTCCGACGCTTCTCGACGTCCTCAACGAGATGGGCACGGACGGCAAGCCACTCGCCATCGCCGAAGTCCTGACCCGCACCGAGGAAATCCTCGAGGATGTGGTCTGGCGCCAGGGCAACACCGTGACCGGCCACAAGGACGGCGTGCGCACCTCGCTGCCGACGCCCAGCTTCCGCGCCATCAATGAGGGCGTGCCGCGCACCAAGGCTGGCACCAGCGCGATCGAGGAGACCTGCGCGCTGCTTGAGGATTTCAGCCAGGCCGACCGCGAGCTCGCGATCCTGTCCGGCAACGTCGCCGAGTTCCGCGCCCGGCAGGCGCGGCCGCACATGCAGGGCATGGCGCACAAGATGGCGTCGTCGATCTTCTACGCCAATGCCGCGACCGATCCCAAGTCGTTCACTGGCCTCACGCCGCGCTTCAACACGCTCCAGTCATCGCTGAGCCAGGCCCACGGTCAGGTCATAGACGCCGGCGGCACCGGCGCCGACAACCGCTCGATCTGGTACATCGGCTGGTCCGACGAGACCGTCTTTGGGCTGTTCCCGAAGAACACGCCGGGCGGCCTCCAGCACGAGGATATGACCGGCTCCGAGAACGGCAAGACCCTCTACGACGCCGACGGCAATCCTTATGTCGGCTTCGAGGATCACTGGATCTGGCGCTGCGGCATGATGGTCAAGGACTGGCGCTACGTCGTTCGCATCGCGAACATCGACACCAGCCTGATTGTGCCGGACGCCTCGACCGGTCCCGACATTCAGGATCTGATGATCCAGGCCGCCGAGCTGATGGAGACATCGACCAGCGTCCGCACGGCATGGTATGTGCCGCGGCAGATCAGGTCGCTGTTCCGCCGGCAGATTCAGAACAAGGCGAACCTCAACCTGTCGTGGGGCGATCCGTCCAGCATCAGCGGCCGGCGCGTCCTGATGTTCGACGAAAGCCCGGTTCGCCGGGTCGACGCCCTCAACACTTCGGAGGCGCGCGTCGTCTGATCGAACGGCCAACATAAGGAGACTTCAAGATGTCAATTACCGACGCACAAAACCGGCCGTCGAACGCGCAGGCCATCGCTGCCACGGACACGACCGTTCTGTCGACCAACTCGATCGACCTGCTCACGGCCAATCGCGACATCGGCCGCGGCGGTCCGATGCGGATGGTCGCGGTCATCACCACGGCCATGGCCGGCGGCACGTCGATCAAGGCGGAGCTGATCCAGAGCGCCGACGGCGCGCTCGGCACGCCCGACGTGCTGGCGACCGGTCCGGTCGTGACCACGGCCAACGGCATCGCCGGCAAGACCATCCTCGACGTGCTGATCCCCGACACGTCGAAGCAGTATCTCGGCCTGCGCTATACGCTGGTCGGCGCCGTTTCGGCGGGCAAGGTCACCACGACCGTCGTCGCCACTTCGCCGCGTCCGGCCAGCGATCTCGCCATGAACCAGGGTCTCGGCTAGACCCTGGTCGCTTAAAGGAGAACACGCATGACGCAGGTTCAGAAGCTCACCACGAAGGACACCTTCACCAAGGAGGGTGCCTTCGTCCCTCGCGGCCATCCGATCATGGTGGACTCGGACGATCTCAACGGCAACGAGCGCAATCTGATCGACTATGACGGCTCGATCGAGCGCAGCGTCGTCGAGATGGCGGCGGTGGCGCCGACCGGACCCAATCCGACCCGGCCGCAGCAGGTTCCGGTCAACGCGGTCGAGACGATCGAAGGCTTTGTCGTACCGGGCGCGGTGCTGGTCGGCGAGGTCACGGCCTCGGCCGACGAGCGGCTCGACAAGTCCGGCATCAGTGCCGAGAACACCGGGCAGTCCGACATCGCCGCCGCGCTGATGGCCGACGCCGACGACACGGCGGCTGCCGATAAGAAAGTCGCCGACGCGAAGAGGGCGGCCGACAAGAAGGCTGCTGCCGACGCCAAGAAGTCCGACTGACGCCTCAGCGCATGGGGCGACAGGGGGAGGCCGGGCTGCTGACGTGGCCCGGCCTTTTGGCTGCAAAGGAACGAGATCATGCTGCTGAGCCAGAAGAAGATGGAAGCCATCGCCGATGCGTTCGAGGCGGCCGCCGGCGCCACCACGACCACGTCACCGAACGACATGGGCCGCTGGGCGCGCATCGCTGCCGCCGCCGAGACGCTGCGCGGCATTGCGTCCACGGCCAACCACAACCGGGCCGGGCTCATGTACCGCACGGTCATCGCGCTCGAGGCGCTTAGCGGCACCAATGGTGCCGCCGAGAACCGCAATGAGGAGGGGCTGCTGAAGCGCATCTACGACGCGCTCGCGGTGCTCGCCTCGGCGACTTCGGCCAAGGCAGGCTACGCCGGCAAGATTTACGATCTTGCCGCTACCGCCGCCATCGCCGGCATCACCATCGACAAGACGCCCGCCGCGTTCAGCTTCACCGACGTCACCAACGCAGTCGTCAATACCGTGCAGACTTCCGACGCGATCACGGTCTCGGCGATGCGCGCCAACACCGCGGCGGCCGTCTCGATCACCGGCGGCACCTACTCGAAGAACGGCGGCGCCTACACCAGCGCCCCCGGCAAGGCGTCGAACACCGACACCTTCACGGTGCGTCACACCAGCTCGGCCATCGCGGCGACTGCGGTCAACACGGTGCTGACCATCGGCGGCGTGAGCGACACGTTCACTTCGACGACCGCCGCCTAGTCGTGAGCGCCTCGCACATGTAGAAAGGGCGGCATGGCGCGCGACCGGAACAGTTTCAGGGAAGGCGCCAATCTAGGCCCGACCAACCGCGACGCGCCGCGCGCCGTCCTCTCCACCGGCTCGGGCAGCGGGCTCGACGCCGACAAGCTCGACGGCCAGCACGGCAGTTACTATCTCGACCGCGCGCACCATACAGGTTCGCAACTCGCTTCCACGGTCAGCGATTTTGTGACGGCGGTCGGCCTGCTCAACTCGGCGACCGCGACGGCGCTTCAAACCGCGCGTAACTTCTCGATCAGTGGTGGCGGCATCACGGCGCCGACGGTCAGCTTCAACGGCACCGGCGCGGTCGTGCTGGTGCCGACGCTGGGCGCGATCACGCCGACGTCGGTCGTCGCGTCGGGCACCGTCACCGGATCTAATCTGTCCGGCGTCAACACCG